ATTCACCCGTATAGTCTGGATCGATAACACCGGCACCCGTTTGAATACCGTGTTTTACACTTAAACCAGATCTGGGTGCAATACGACCATACACACCTTGTGGGATCGTTGCACAAATACCCGTACTTACAATACCACGTTCACACGCATTAATTGTCATATTTTCCATGCTATACAAATCGTACCCGACAGATCCAGGCGATGCGCGTGTCGGTAAAGTTGCTTCGAGAGTTAATCGTTTAATTCTAAGTGTTTCCATGTTTTTTATTAATGTAAGAGTTGTTTCTTTAAAACCATTTAAAATAGTGTAACGTATAATTAGAAATGAGTCTTAAGATTATTATGGGAAATATGTTTTCAGGAAAAACGTCCGAACTTATCCGGCGTTTAAAACGGTACAAAGTTATAGGTAAACGTATTCTCGTTATAAACTCGAAAAAGGATACACGCGCTTCCGAAGACGTTTTACGTACCCATGATAATATTCGTTTCGATTGTATAAAAACAAATAGTCTCGAAGAAGTCGATTTTTCAAATGCAGACGTTATAGCCATGGATGAAGCCCAGTTTTTTACGGGTCTTAAAACGTTTGTTGAAAAGGTTCTCGATTCAGGTAAAACGATTTTACTCGCGGGTCTCGATGGTGATTATAAACAGAGAAAGTTTGGTGAACTCATAGACTGTGTACCTCTCGCCGATAAAGTGTTTAAGATATCGGCGATGTGTATGGAGTGTATGGACGGTACACATGGACCCTTTACAAAACGTATTGTTCAAAACGATGAACTCGAACTTGTTGGTGATCACGATATGTATAAAGCGGTGTGTCGAAAACATTTATAAGGAACAATGCATTTAAAAGAATTAAAAAATTACGTTCATATTTTACAAAAGGAAGTAAATTTACTACCAGAAACTTTCATACGAGACGATCCCCGTAATGAATATCTAAAACAGGTTATGATGTTATACACAGACGGTAAATGTGGATGGTTGAAAGGTGGTCAGGATCATGTTCAGGAATCATGGGTAAGTTGGCCACTCATATGGGGTGGTAATTTCATTACGAGTAATTGTAATTTATGTCCAGAAACAACAAAACTCTTATCTTCGATCGAGGGTATACATGTAGCTGGGTTTTCATTAATGAAAGGGGGTGTAAAACTCAAAGAACACGTTGATTATGTAGGTGATGATTATATTTTTACATATCATTTAGGTATTAAATGTCCAGAAAACTGTATACTTCATCATATAGATCTAGGTGAAGTTACAGAAGAAGATGGTAAACATATAATCATGAATGCTCGTAAAAAACATTGGGCAGAAAATCAATCGGATAAAGACAGAATTATTTTATACATGGAAATTTATAAAAACGATTAATATCTAAAATAAGAACAACACGCTTTTGTTCATCAGTTTTATCAACACTGTGGTATCGCGAGTGATCAAAAAGAACATCTTCACCGGGTTTATGTTGATGAATATCAAACTCTGTAGTAAGATTACTTGTTCCTTCGAGCGTTAAGTGGTACCGTAACTGTAAATTACTCTCGGCGCGATGCGCTGGTATAGACATTGTTCCTTCCATGACCGCAATCGTGGCATGATTAACACATGGTACAGTTTTTAAAAATGCGTATAGTTTTGGGAAATCGTGTATTTTATAGTAATAATATTTTTGATTATATTCAAACCATGGATCGAGGTCATGGAAATAATACTTTTGTTTATTCTTATATAAAGTATCGTATTCATTTTTTATATCGAAAAAGTGTTTCTGTACCCGCCAAAGTCCTATAAAATCGTCTACTGAGTAATGCGGTTTATAAAAAAATAAATCTACGATTGAATTTCGTATACCAACGAGTGGACGCAAAGGTGTTTGGAAATACAATCTATCTATAGGTGATTTGATGTAATCATTTAATATTAATAGTATTGGTATCATGAAAATCCACATTTTTTTTATGTATATATAATAAATGCCAGGATATCCTAAATATGAAAAATACGCACCAACCCAAACACCAGAAGTTAACACATTAGAAAAAAGGTTTCTCGGTTTGACAAATGTTCAAATCGGGTTATTTAGCTTACCAGCCTTTATTGTTCTTTCGTCGGTTGTATTAATCGTTTTTGACAAAAAGGCGAGGTACAACCCATCTGTTCTCGTTTCTCTTATCATAAGTTTAATGCATATGTATCATCACTACACACTCGCTAAATTACAAAATAAATAATTTTATATATTATAAATGTTTATGGTCGAAGAACCGTATGGTATATCACAATTTCAAGCTTGGTTAATATCCCTTACACTTGGAATTGTGTTATATAGACGCAAAAAACGCGGCGAAAAATATATTCATTAATTATATATGCGCGTTCGTTTAAGAAAAAGTCCACGTATTGATAAAAAGTTTAGAGTTACTTTTGAAAATGGAAAAATAGTTGATTTTGGAGCAAGAGGGTACTCAGACTACACAATACACAAAAATCCATTGCGTATGCGTTCATACGTAACACGACATGGTGGGTTTGTTCCTCATATGGTACAAAAACAAACCGACCCCAAACTGGTTCATAAAAATATGCTCGATGTGTCTCGAAGTGATAAAGAAAACTGGTCAAAAACAGGTTTTTTTACCGCAGGATTTTGGTCGAGATGGCTTTTATGGAGTCACCCAGAACTCGAAGGTGCGAAAAAGATTATATCTAAGAGGTTTGATTTATCTTTTCTCTAAGACCGCGACGTTTAAGGTTTGCTTTTAAAGCCGTCATTAAATTTGCGCGTGGATCTCGTCTAGTTGGGACTGGTGGTGGAGGTGGAACAGGTGGTGCACGTGGGACGGATGGTGCACGTGCGACGGGTTGAGAAACTCGACGAACACGTGGAACATTTGGTTCTACTGTTCGTAAAAGTGACTTACACGTTCGTATAAGTTTTTTTGAATTTCGAACTTGGATTTCCAAAGCTGGTTGTCGCCGTCTTTGAATTTTCATCTTAAGTTCTTTTTCACTCAAGGGGGTGCGCTTCCCTTTAATTTTTTTAGTTACGCGAAGACCGAGACGTTTTGCTTCATTTTTTAATAAATCTATCTTCATTTATATTAACCAAGAAATTAGTTAATAATTATTCATGGGAATATAGTTCATCGCGCGATCAGCAGCCATTCCTGTTGCTGCACCAGCCAATGCACCTGGTGCAAGTTTTGGTGCAACAAAAAAACAACATAAACAGCACACAGTTGTAATAACGGCATCTGATATAGTAGCTTTTTTACACTTTTCACTTGATTTAATTTTAGCAATATCAGGTACCCATTTACCACATATACCCCAACGTGTAGATTGAGAAACACATATAACGATACATGATACAAGCATGGCAAGTTTATCCATTTTAAATAAAAGGTGTAACATTGTAGTTTATATTAGTATTACATCAGAAAAAATTGTCAGTTCTATACATTTTCGCCTGAAAAGAACCGGTTTGCCCTAAAACAGAAACAGTTTCATTCCCGTAAAGTTCACGGCACCCAATATCGTCCATACAATCTCGATTATCAATTGTTACTGGAAGTGGATACACTTGATCACCTGGTGTTGTCGTATAATAGTGGTATTGATCACGTCTTCCCCTAACTTCTTTACCGTATAAAGGTAACGTTTCTTCATCCGATCCTACAAGAACGCCCATTTGTTGGACGTACCCGGGTTTATACTCCTTAATTGGTGGGTTTCTAAATTCTCTTTCAACTGGTATTTGAACTGGAACTTCGACTGGGACTCCGACCGGCACCTTTTTATTAACTATAATTGGGTTACGCACTTGATATACAATTACGGTAATGAGTACAATTAACGCGATAAGTAATAATTTTTGTTGCGTTTTGTTTTTGATCTTCATTTTATATATACCAACATTATTTAACAAACCGTTTTCGAAGTTCGTGAAGAGGTTCTAAATCAATTCTATTAAGTCTGTACTGAACAAGTAGCCATAAAAAGAAGAAAATAGATTTTAAGAAATTGTTTGCCTCTGTATCATCCATTTTATATATTGGACCCATAATACGTCCAAAGAATGTTTCATCTTTACTGTTTCCTGTTACAGCCATTTCCATTTGTGTCAACGCACACGTATCATCATTGACCGACCAATGGAAAAATATGAATGGTACGAGAATGGAATAAAACTCAAGGTTTTGTTTGTTCTTCATGAATGGTACAACCAACATTGTTATGAAAAAGAGTAAATGAATGAAAAATATAATATTCATATCTATTAGTATGAACGAAG